ATCTTCTTTATGCATTGCTACAAATGGGTGCTCTTTTGTGAACGTATATCCCATAATATCATACCTAAAGTTAGCTCTGGTCATTCTTACTAATACTGTATCCTCTGGATGTTCCGCCTTTGGATCGAACTTAGGCAATATTTCTTCTGACATATCTTCTTTGTCTTCTTCCATCTTTTCAATGGTCTTGTTATATACAGACCAAGTTACGCCTTCTTCTGCAAGGGCTGCAATAATATCGGCTTTATTTTTTAAGCCGTCTGTATCAACTGCAAAGTCTTCTGCAATCTTCTTTATTTCTGAAACCTTCAATGTCTCAAATGACATGTAAATCTCCTATTTCTACTCTAAACAATTATAGCATTACTAAATTAAAATGAAAAGCCCCCAAAAATTAATTCGGGGGCCTTTCCAGCTGGTTAGCAATAATTAAATTATGATGCTACCTTAACGTTCTTAACAACGACCCAAGCGTCTGCTTGCTCGATCTGGACGCCAACACGAGTATACATTGTGTACTCAATTGAGTCCTTACGTGGCCAGAAGAAGCGGTAAACAGTTACATCACGCTTGATACCAATAACTACGTTATTTGGGAATGTCAAGTGGATATCTCCGTGATTACCAGTCTCTCCTGAATAATCGCCATCCTGTGCCTCTGGAAGAAGTGGAACTTCAACAATCGGAATACCGAATGCGAATGGTGCCACATATCCTGCTGGGCCACCTAGTGGCTGTACACCTTGACCACGGATTACGCTTGAAGCGATATCCTGTGGAATTGTGTTGTTTGTTCCAATGCTGTTAGCATATAGGAAATCTTGGATTAGGTTTGATCCTGCCAAGAAACGAAGGTCTGCACGGCGTTGCTTGTACTTACGTGGAAGAGCCTTAAGAGCGCTGTTAAATACAGCACGGCTTACTGCAGCTCCACCTGCGTCTACAACACGTCCATAAGTCTTAGCCTTCTTTACTACACCGTCAAATGACTTGTATAGTGCGTCTGATGTTAGAGCAGTATTTCCATTGAGGACTACGTCTTCAATATCGTTACCTGCCTGTGTTGCCATCATACGTGCAATGTGATCTTCTAGGTCTGGACCTTCAATATTGTCTTCTAGAGACTCAGTTGAAAGTTCCCAATCTAGACGAAGTTTCTTTGTTGTGAGAGAGATCTTTGAGAAAGTTACAGCGCTGTTTGCTGCTGTGTCATCTCCTTCAGTTGCGAGCTTCATAAGCTTCTCGCCTACTGACATACGATCAATCTCAGTTGTGTCTGCTCTCATTCGAACAGTACGTGCGACCTTACCGATTACGGTAGCGTCGAACATGTAGTCCAGGAAGCGAGCTGATTGTTCTGCGTTTAGAAGACCGCCGTTGCCTGCTTCGCTGCCCTGATGAACACCAGTTACGTTAGAACCTGTGTCAGCAATGGAAGTGAATGTGCCTGTAGCAGTTGTACCTGCTGCGATTGTCTTCGCTAATAGTTCATTACTCATTTTATATTTTCACCTACCTTTTTTAGTTAAAAATTTCATTTACGGAACCGAGGAAAGAACCGTTCCACTTTGATTTTTTGATTGTTACTTCCTGAGACCCGCCAAGGTCCGAGGACTTCTTAATTGCAGTCTCTGATTCTACTGCATCGACACGCTTTTCTACGCCATCAATCGTGCTCTTGATATTTTCTACAGCCTTTGAAAGTGCTGCATGCTGTTCTGCCAATTCTGAAATTCGACCATCTACGCTCTTGCTGAACGTTTCAACTGTATCTTTAATAGTTGAAACCTGTGCGGCATTTGCTTCTGAAGCCTTATTCAATGTCTCTGAGAAAAATCCCTTAAGATCGCCAAGCATCTTTGCAAAATCAGGTTCATCAACCATAACTTCTGATACGTCGGCTGCTTTTTCTAGAGTTTCGGCAGAAGCGTCTGTTGATTCTGCTGGTGCGTCTACAACTGCTGGTGCTTCTTCAGCAACAACTGGTGCTTCTTCAACAGGAGTTTCTACTACAGTCTCTTCGACTGATACTGTTTCTGTATTTTCTGACACTTCATTACCTCCTTCTATGTCTGCCTGTTTTGCAATTTGTGTTTCAGGCAAGGACAATCTTGATCTTTTATGTAAATCAAGAATCTTATCTATTTCTTTTGCTTTGTTAACATCGTTTGATTCTACCCATCCGATCAATGTTGCAGGTTTACCTGTAACTGGTGAGTCATATGATGACTCTGTTGATACAAATACTGAATCACTATCTGCACAATAAAAAATATTTTCTGCTACAATCTCTGTTGCCATTCCTTTAAATACTAGCTGACCATTCATTTTCTGAACAGACAAGATGTTGCATAGTTCGTTTGCTGGAGAGTCAACTACTGACAACTCCATCAATGCGTATTCTTTAATAAATCTAACGGTCTTACCATTTGACTTGTTAACTTCGTTTTCTGATTCTACAATCTTTCCGCCGATTGAAAATCCTGCTAAGGTTCCGTCTAGAATCTTTTCCCAAGTATCCTGTGCGCCCTTTGAGATGTATGCGTCAACATAAACTCCATTGTAAAATTCTTTTGTTGTTGGATCATAAAATGTTTCTGGTTTAAAAGAAACCATTTTACCAACTGCGTTTGACCCGTGCATCTCACGAATGTTTCCACGGAAACTTTCAAATGCTTTTAGGCTTGCTTCTGCTGTAACAACATCACCAGTCTGATCAAGATTATCTAGAGTTGCAAATCCTGAGACTGTTCTTTTTTCACGGTTAACTTTGGTGAATGGCACGGACAACGTAATGTTGTCGCCATGCGAAGACCAAAGTGATTTTTCAATGTTCATATGCTTAATTTTATAACGTTATTGTATATAAGGCAAATACTGGTCGAGTAGGGTCAGTTGACTTGTCTTCCGTCGCCCTGAGCATTTCTGCCCTCCCCAGAAATATCTGGTGAATTTGCAGACCTTTCAGAATCTCTGGTTCTGGTCTGTCCTGCTTGGGCTCTTTGTTCTGCTGCAGCTTGTGGCTTTAATTCTACGACTTTATCTCCACCATCAATTGGAACCATACCCATTCTAATTCTAACTTCATTAGGGGTAATTACCTGCATTCTCAAATATCTCTCATCAATCTTGGACTGAGTGTCCTCATCGGTCAAAGTAAGCTCATTAAATTTAAGTAATAGGGCATCGGTCATCTCTTCAATAATTTTATTTAATTTCTTTTCTAAATTCATTTGAGCTGGACGACATACTTGCTCTCTAAATGTTTTATCGGCATCTCTTGCTACCGCTAAATTAACTCCTTCTGGAGTTCCAATTTTATTAATTGGGACACGGTGAGATAACAGAATTTCATCTCTATTAGATTTACGATACACGTTAAATGAAGACTCCTGAGTTCCTGCCTCAATTGGCTCCATCTTAAATTCAACCTTTGAGTCTGGTGAATCTGGTGGAAGCGGAATATATAGAGATCTGTGATTCTTTCCTCTTAGGCCAACCTGGAAAAATTCAAGAAGTTTACGCTCTGACTCTGTAGATAATTTAGCTCCCTTTACTGTGATAATGTATCTTGGGACTGCCTTATTCTCAAAGTAATCAAGATTATACTTGCCAGCAAATTCGTTTCCAGCCATAGCATTTGAAGACGCTACGATATCTGGAATACCATAATAGTTATTTGTTGGAGTGTACTTCTTTAAATGAATAATCTCATTTGGTCTTTCTAGTCCGCCATCAATCGGATTTGGTGTATCTTGATCTCCAAAGTTACGGAAGTAAACTGCCTTGCCGTAAAGCAATTGAATAAAGCCATCACGCAGGCGACGCACACGCATTGTCTTTGCTGGAATATGTCCGATATAGCCAATCTTGCCAGCAGATGTTCTGCCAATTTCGATATAGCCATTTCCTGTAGATTCAACATCTGTGTAAGCTTTTATTAATGTTTCTGTAAATGTTTCTTCTTCGTTGCACTGCTCTAACCACTCATATAGATCTTGACGTAGTCTATTAAGTTTACGTCGTGCACGGTCTAAAGACTTGTCATCTGTAATATTATCGAAAGCTTCATTTGTTTTTCTTGTTTCTACAAAGTCGTGGCCTAGGCCTACGATATTAGAAACCTTAGCATTAATTGCTGCATAGTTGTATGGAGAAATTTCATAAATGCGAGAAAGATAATCTAGGTTATATGGAGGTTCAATAAGATCAAACATTGCGTAGCCTGTAATTGCTTGTGCAAGCAGGTTCTGCTGAGTCTCTGTTCCTTCAATTCCCTGGAATCTTTTTTGAAGATCACGATTCATTTTACGACGGAATGTTGCACCAAGTCCTGAGACTTTAGTTAGCTCTTCTCCTTCAATCTTAAATGGGTCATTGCTTGTTGATTGCGTTGGAGTATTAAACTTCATCCAATCCGCCATGTTAGAAATTGAAATATCTGCTGAGTCGTCGTCTTCCATAAATTGCATTTCTATCCCCTTAGATTACCGTACTTTTTAACTTCGTCCTTGTAGTTACCAATATCTAAAGGATCTGGAACTAGGCCCCACTTAAGTCTTGATTGCTGTTCTTCAAATTCTTCATCTGTAACTTTTCGACGGGCACTAAGAAACTTAGGCTGCCCTTCATAGATACCAAATCCTCTAACCTCTTTAGCAAGTGCTTCGATTCTTGATTTATTATTCTTTTTAGAAGTAATAGACAAGTAGTTTCCCTCATCATCGCCAATCCATCTTCCGTCTGGCATTTCCCAAACATAGATCCCAAGAGTAGACTCTTCGTCCATAACTTGACTATTTATTTTATTGATATCCATAGTATTTTATTTTACCACTCTTTATGGTTTAAGTCCAGCTTTTTGTCACGAAAGATGACAAATTTAGACGCTTTGTATAACAACCCAGTCGTTATCGTAATATTCAGGAGATAATTCTGTCAGGTCAATTACAGGATCAGTGATTGTAGAGGTTGGTCTGCCACAATATAAATCAAAGTGGGAGGTAACATCTGCCTGAGTAAGCGTTCTATTATATATTGCTATGTTATTGTATAGATTATCTGGCCCGCCTGAAGTTTCATAATTAAACCGAAGGACTCCAGTTATTGCTGAAGTAAATACAAGGACTATGTGGTGGGGCTCTCCAGCCACCAGGAAGTTGCTTATATTGGTCTGTGAGGTCTTATCTACCCCATTGATATAAACTTTGCTTATAGAGGCCTTAGAGACCACGCCAGACCCATTCCAGGCATACTTAGTGCCTGATGCTGCATGACTAAATAAAGTATTTGCTCCAGTTGTTTTAGGAGTAAAAAACATCTCTACTGTATTTATATTTAATCCAGTATTGATATTAAATCCATATCCTGAATTTGGTCTAATTCCATTATTGTAATGTCTTAGAAG